GAGAAGAGGAGACATGCTCTCTTTACCAAAGCTTTTGGGAAGATTCCAGACATGTTGGACGATCATGATGCATGTCAAGTTGCTAGATGGTCTCAAGCTTATATAGCACACATCCACCATGGAATTGAGACTGTTCGAGAGGAACTTTTCAAAGGAAAACAGTATAGAAACAAGATAGAGGAAGACTACATAGCTGAATGCTATCGAGCTGTGAATCATGTAGTAGCTCATTGGAAAGGAGATCTTGTAAGTATGGCACGTTACGTGAAAGCGTGTGTATCTACTCTAGGTCAAGAAGGAATGACCGACGACTATGGCATCCAAATAGTCAAGTATGTGAAGAATAATACTATGACTGCAGAACAAATCGCTACTCTTGCTGTAGCTCATTTCTGGATGTCACAAACAGTTTGGTGGGACCACAAAACTGGAGATAGATATTACGGTCCATACCGTCATTACAATGATTTCTTCCAATTTCCAACGCCACTCTACAACAAGCTTGGAAATTTTGGCCCGAACAGAGGAGACACGATTTGTGGTTCACAAAGCAAACTCAACATCTGGCATAGGCAATTTCATTACGCCTATAGATACAGAAGATCTTCGTATTGCTTCTTAGACCACTTTGACTTTTTGTACAGGTGGGCTTACGACCACAACTACTATATCATGGATTCAAACTTGGGAACGGGATTCCTCAAATTACTTTTAATGCTTGGGATAAGGTTTCTTGGATTTTACATTGTATATAAAGCAATTAAATTACTTATTTCTTATGTATTTGGATTATGCGTGAGTGAGCAGTCAAATTACTCATCTGATCAGCGCAAACATGCTCCGCGAGCAGTCAAGAAGATCGATGGGAAATTTGTTATGCAACAGGGAGGAGTTCAGGACTCGGTCTTTGAGCACAATGCAAAGAACGCAATCAAAATCTGGGCGTCGAAAACCAAAGTGGAAAATCCTATGGCATTCTTGGATGAACAACCCTCAGTTTTCGGAATGGCTATCGATTGTTATCACATCTTGACTGTACATCATGTCATGAAACACAACTATCTTTATGTCGGACTACCAACTGAAAAAGGATGCATTCCAACTTTATTTGACAGACCAGCCTACATGCGACTTGCATTAGATGATGAAGGAGAACTACAAGATGCTGTCCTATTGAGATCACCCTGTAGCATTTGGAAAGCTAGAAATCTCATCAAGCAGTTCTATTCTAGAGAGGCGTACCACAGCACTCTAGCTGGAGCTCACAAAGCTGCTGTATTCCAAGCATCACCATTGGGATTGGAAAACAAAATAGCAGTCTTCAAAGGCTACTATACCTTCAATGCTGAACTCAATGTAACAACACTAGCCGCTTCCCTGACTGCTGAATGGGAATCGCATGGAGGTTGGTGTGGTTTGCCCTACACAATGGACGGACATTACATTGGAATCCATACAGGACAACATCTAATCTTGAAGGATTTGTTCATGGCTCCAGTTTGCAGAGAATCCATTGAGGATGCAAAGAATGCTTTGGAATTTGTTTGTGGAATCAATCAACATGTCGAAGTTGATCCTATCCACGTACAAGAGGAGATGACTATCAAGGATTGGGAATCTGATAAGTTTGGCTTTGAAGTCCTTGGAGGCTGCGTAGATCGATGGGAGAGAGAGATGAGGATTTATTCCAAATACGACACCGAGTTCGTACCATCACTCATCAACAGTGAAATTTGGCCTGATGACCATTTGCCGTCTGCTAAGAACAGAAGAATTTTGATTCGTGAAGCACAAAAGTATGGATTCAAACATCCACACAATCCTCCAAGTGTGGTCGACAGCCAATTCCCATTGACGTACTGGGAACACATCATGGCTAAGCGACCAGACAGGAGTTAACGTTTGCTTTCAGATGACGAAATTCTAAATGGAAATGATGTTATCGCTCCACTTATGCGAGACACATCAGCAGGATTCTGGTCAATCATTTCACAGAATGGGAAGAAGGAGTTCATCGACGTACATTATGATGAAGAAACTGGAAAGAGAATCCAGACATGGTCAGATGCTTACTACAACAAGATCCACCCTTATTATGATCGGTCTTTAGCCAATCTAATACTGGAAATTGAACACAGCGGACGCCAAGGAATCAGGTCGTCAAAACCAATGCTGTGGGTCACCACATGCAAAGACGAACTGAGGAAAACAGCGAAAGTTGAAGCTGAGAAAACGAGAGTTTTTGAAGCTGCATCACTTGACTTGACTTATCTCATCAAGAAGTATTTCGGTGCTTTTGGAGAATTTTACAGATCGAATGCAGGAGTAGTTTTAGGACATGCAATTGGATTAGATCGTGTTGCCAACTGGAGCGCTTTGTACACAATGCTTACCAAAGGAGGAAAAATTAAATTCGGAATTGATTTAGATTATG